AAAAAAATTCGTGAACAATTAAATGTAATCGCAAGAAAAACTTGCGGAAATGCTTGGTGTACACTCTCGGACGGTTCAAAATTGGGAATCCGGCACAACAATACCAAAGGCAAAACACGCAATGTTGCGTGATTTGATGTTGAATAATCAGAAATATGCCGGGGGTGCTGAACAAAGCAATATCAATGGCGATAACATTAATGGCAACAATGTTACCATTAACAAGCCGGATATTGAAAAGTTATTGGGACTGTTGGCAAGTAAGGAACAATCACTTGCAAAAGCACAAGAACATATTGATAAGTTATTAGTAATTATTGAACGACTAACAAAATAACGCCATGAATGAAATCCGAATTAGAGTAAATGACTATTACGGCAATCCATCTTATTATTCGGTTATGCCACAAGAAATTTTTGATGCACTTGAATTGGCAAATCTGCAAGGTGAAGAATTTGCAACCATTGATAAGGTGGCTTTTGATAGAATGATTGTTGAATACGATAAAAAGATGAAGCAATGAAGTTATATCATTACATAGTATTATTGTGTGTGTGCCTTTTGTCCTTTTCTTGTTCAAAAGACACATCAGAAAGTGAAGAACCACAAATTGCCCTATATGATATTTCCGGGATTTGGTCTGAATATGCTTACAAGTGTTCTGACGGTTACTTTGTGGACATTTCCGATACGGGATATAATATGTATTATGAATTTGTCCGTCCTGACAAGTTTATGCAATACAACATTGATGAAAATGGCAATAAGGATATTGTAAAGCAAGGAACTTGGACATACAACCCTGAAACAAAGGTTGCACACATAGAAGAACCAAGGGGATGGAATCTTGACATCACCTTTTCTTTCATAGAATCGGACGATATGTATTATAACGCCATTTTGGATATAAAAGGGCGCACGCCGCAATCTTCTTCAATAATCAAGGCAAAGTGCATACGATGAAAAAGAGTATTAACCCCCGCGCAATCGCAATTCAAGAAAGGTTTTTTGAAGCATTGGACTTTCTTGTTGCTTCTAAAGGTTTATCCGGCTTAAAGACGTTTTGTGACGATAATAAGTTGAATAGAACAAAGTATTCACGCATTAAGAATGACTTGGGAAAGCCCATTGAAGAAATGACATATAAAATGATTGATATTGACGCATTGGCGGCAATATGCAAGGATTATGGCGTATCGCCTGAATGGTTGTTACTCGGTCAAGGTAAAATGCTAAAAAAGCCGCGAAATGAACATACAATGGGGTGTTAAATTCATTCTTCACAAACGGCATTCAGGTGATACGAAAGCAACAATCCGAATGCGCGTAACTTTGCGTGGTCAAACGCCAATTGATTTTCCCACAAGACTTGAAACCGATATTTCCGAATGGGATTCAGAACGGCAACGGGTTGTTTCCATCGCTCCGGGGGCATCCTCAATCAACCGCATCATTGATGAATGGAAAGCGAACATCAATGAAATTTTTGCCCGTTATGAATTACTTGAAAAACGTGTTCCGACAATTGGAGAAATAAAAGACCTTTTCAACGATATGGTCGGGCGCAAAACGAAAACAAATGAATGCGTACCGAATCCTTGCGACAATCTCTTTAAGGTTTTCGACATCTTCACCGAAACAATGGGTAATCAAAATCAATGGACACCCGCCACGCATGAAAAGTTTGCAGCGTTAAAAAGACATTTGCAAGACTTTGACAAAGATTTATCCTTTCCCCAAGTAACGGAAGCCAAGATGCAATTATATCTTGCCTATCTAAACAAACAAGGATTCAGGAATACCACAATTGCAAAGCATCTTGCGTTTGTGCGCTGGTTCTTTCGTTGGGCTGCATCGAAAGGGTATTATGATGGGGATATACATGATACATTCAAGCCTAAATTGAAAGGCATTGACGGCAATTCAAAGGAAATAATATATTTGACCCAAGAAGAAATAAAATTGTTGGAATGTTACCAATTTTTGCCCACACAAAAAGCCCTTGAACAAGTCCGGGATGTGTTCTTGTTTTGTTGCTTCACGGGGTTACGATATTCAGATGTTGCCAAGTTGAAGAAATCAGACGTAAAAGACGGCTTTATTGATGTTGTTACGCAAAAGACCGTGGACGGCTTGCGCATAGAGTTAAATAGGCATTCAAAGGCAATACTTGACAAATACAAAGATAGGGCGTTGCCCCGTGAATTGGCGTTGCCTGTAATCGCCAACACAAAGATGAATGCCCACTTGAAAATATTGGGGCAATTATGCGGCATTGATGAACCGACACGAATTGTCTTTTTTCAAGGCAATGTCCGGCATGAAGAAGTTTTCCCGAAATGGGCTTTGCTGACAACTCATTGCGGACGGCGTACATTTGTTGTTACCGCCTTACAACTCGGAATCCCAAGTGAAGTGATAATGAAGTGGACGGGACACAATGATTTTTCAGCAATGAAACCATACGTTAAGATTGTGGATGAATTGAAAGAACGCGCAATGTCCCGGTTTGACAATTTATGAATGTACACGAAATATAAACCGATTTTTAGGTACACGATTTTGTACACGATTATTTGCCGATTTTGTGGTATTGTATGGTATTGTAGAATATCAAAACCTTGTATGGCATCGGGTAATTTCTTGAATATTGGGAACTTTGGTATTTTGTGAAATTGTAGCATTTCAAACGTCTTAGTCCCTGTCTCTCCGCAATAAACCTTGAAAATCAAGGAATTGTAAAACTTGTACACGAATATGTACACGAAAGCCCCAATTTTGGGGCTTTTTTATATCCTTTCAGAGTAACAACTCGTAAATAAAGAAGCCCGGCGCAAACCGGGCTTCAAGCATTGTTCCACAACGTGAATTGTGGCTTTCGCAACAATGTGGGTGCAAAGATATTGCATTTTTTAGAAAATCCGCCTTATTCCGGCAAGAATCTTTTTTATCCAATTCAATATCGGCACACGTTTGAGGTAAAGCAACACCGCAACAAACAACAAGGAAATATAAAAAGCATATCGCCATCGGTACGGGTCGGGGGCGGGTGCTTCTTGCTTTTGGTTTTCCGTTTCCTGCCTTGATACATTTGCATTGCTTTTGCTTTGCTCTTGGTTTTCCGTTTCCTTACTTTCGCCCCTTTCTTCAATATTGGATTCAATGACGGTTTGTTTAACCGACTTGACCGCGCCTTTGATAGTTCCAACATTCTGCAAGTCCACATTTACAGTTGGTCGGGGGTGTTCGCTCTTAGTTGAATCGCCCCTTGCATAACCGGGAATTGGCGACGGGTCGGGAATCGGCGGGTAAAATTCAACTTCTGTAATGGTAACTTTCCCGGTTTCCTTTTGCGTCAGCTTCAAAGACTTTTCCGTATTAACCTTTTCGGTTTCTTGCACCGCCAAACTATCAATGGCGGTTTCCTTGCCCGATTGCTGTAACTTGCGTGAAGTTCCGCAAGAAACAGAAGCAAACAAGGCAATGGCGATAAGCAATATTATAATCCTGTTCATAGTCATATTGTCTTAATGTCCGAAAGACGGTTTAACCAACCTTTCAAGAACCGCTTGTTTGTATGCTTCATCAATTCGCTTTCAGTCGCCTTGCGACCGATTTTCCTTTCGTATCTCGCAATGCTTGATTGCGTAATATCTTTGAGGAACTTAACACGGGCATTGTAAATGGCTTCAAACAGTTGGTCGGGGTCGGCAAAATTGACCGCCGACAATGTTTTTTCGCCAACAATGCCATCATCTTTGACCCCAAGCAACCTTTGCGGAATGACAATGCCGTGTTTGCCTGAACCCCAAACCCAATCAACCAAGATGTTTGCGACTTTTTGCGACTGTATGAAGTCCGCTTTCCATCTATCCCAATAGTTAGGTTTCAAAACTCGATTACGGACATCGACATTATTCAGCAACTTCAAGTCCTGAACATCAATATCGCCGTCCCCATCTTTATCATATCCGCACATTCTCCACGTTGCTATTGTAACGCCTTTGTTTGTTGCGCCGCCCGCGTCTGCCGGGTCGTTCACAAAACCGCCCTCCCATTTCAGGATGAACGGCAATAATACATCAATGTTTGCCATTTGTCTGTGATAATAATGTTGCTACTTGGATTCCACAATTGCGGATGTTTCTACCGACCAACTGTTTATCCATAACCTTGTCATTGCAATATGACAAGCCCAATATCCCAATAGGTTTTTCACCATCATACAAGGTTAAAAGGGCTATTTCATTGACATTGTTTGCCTTGAATTTGTAGTACATCCGTTCATCTATTTTATGCACATCATCAATTCCGCCATGGAAAAAGCCATCTTCTACTACCTTGACTATGAATTTGTATTTTGACAAGCTGAAATCGGAATATTCTTCATCAACATTCAAAATATCGTCCCTTACTTCTTCTATTCTCATAGAGCCAAAAAGGAACGGCAAGCCTGTACCGATATTCTTGCTACCATTGTGAAATTCAATCAACCAAGCACGGTCGGCATCAGTCGTGAAAATCATCTTTGACAAGATACGGCGAATGTCTGAATCAGCCGACAATCTCGATTCCACCAACTTGTCGTGCTGCTCTGTCTGAATACTTGTAATTCGTTCAAGCAAAAATTTGGGGTTCAAGGCAAAAAATACCACATATCCCGCGACAAGCAAGATAAACAACCCTTTTATGATTGAGAAAAAACCATATTTCTTTTGCAGATTGAGCAACTTTTGAAGCCACCCAATACCTTTTTCTAATTGTTCCATAATCAAGTAAATTGGAAACATTTGCCGACTTTGACAATCGTTGTGTCTATTGGGTAAACACTCAACAAGGATTCTCCACGTTCTTGACGCACCTTGTTTAATACGGGCATTTGGTTTTCCGCTTTCTGAATTGCAGAAATCAGAATATCCGACCCGGTAAAACAAGAACGCCTTTCGCCCACGGCAACACCGCTTGCATCCTTTTGGTAATAGTCCCCGGATTTATCGGGTGTCGTGTTGAATGTCGCAAGAACCACTTGCATTTGCATTCGTAAGCCGGACGCATTCTTTCCCGGATATTTTGTTGGCTGAATGATTGTCTTTTCAATCAGTATGCGGCGATTAAACAAGTCTTCCATGTCAATGCCTTTGCCAATAACAACGTCGGCTTCAACTCCAAGTTCACAAAATCTTGCCATTGTCTTTAATCATGTTTTTAGTTTTACAAATCAGTTAATAACATCTTGTCCAAGTCTTCGGTAAACTGCAAATATTCCTTGTATTCCGCCACCGCCGCATCATTCGGAACAACACCAAGAATGTGCTTGTTGTAGCTGTTTACAAGGTCAAATTCCGCCGTTTCGTCCAAGATTGAACGGATAATAACCTTTTTCAAATTCGCTTTTGTCGGTTTTTCAAATGTGCGAACCTCGCGACACTTCCAACCTTTTTGAACTACCGCTTTTGTTTCTTCATCTTCGCCAAATTCGGCTTCAATGTTGAATCGGTAAATGTTTGACCCGTCATTGTCTTTTTCCAAGACGGCAGGTTTGCCATGCACCATGTCATAATGTGCATTTGCTTCGATTAAATTTAATTTCATACGGAAATGAATTTTGAAGTTTGTTCATTAAATGAATTGAATCGCAATACTTACACCATCCCCACCACGAACATATTTGTTGCTTGTATCGCTCTTTGGTCGGCATTGTCTTTCGTTTGTTCAGCTTCGCCACCCGGCGGCAAAGTTTCTGCTTGATAGACTTTCGCAACAATGTATGTGAATGATAAAAGACATATCCCAAGAAGTCAATTCCCCGTGAATCAACCGGGAAAACTTGGTAATTGCGTTTGACTTTCAAGTTCAGATTGTCCCGCAAATACACCCTTATTTCGTGCAACAAGAAATGTAATGTTTCCTTGTTCGGTGCAAGAATTACAATATCATCGGCATAACGCCAATAATACTTCACGCCCCTTGCTTCTTTCAACCAATGGTCAAAATAAGCCAAATATAGGTTTGCAAAGTATTGGGAAAGATAGTTGCCGATTGGTACGCCATTCGGTACGGAATCAATGATTTCATCAAGCAATGCCAAAAGGCGACTATCTTTTATTTTCCGCCGTACAACCTGTTTCAAAATTTCATGGTCGATTGACGGATAAAACTTTCGGACATCAATTTTCAGGCAATACCGTGTCCCGTCCGGGTCGTGCTTCAATGTTCGCTTCACATCCTTTGCACAAGCATGGATTCCCCGGTTCTTGATACAAGAATATGTGTCCTTGTTGAATACGGACACCCAAATGGGTTCAAGAATATTCATCACCGCATGGTGCAATATACGGTCGGGATAATATGGCAAGCGAAAAATCTCGCGTTCCTTGGGTTCATAGATTTTGAAAATGTGATATTTTGAAGTCTTGAATGTGCCGTTTTTCAAACTTTCGTGCAAGGCAATCAAGTTGGCATCACGGTTTTTGTCGTGCATCTGCACGCCATAAGAATGTAACTTTCCCTTTCGTGCCTTTTCGTCTGCCAAGCGCAAATTTTCAAGGGAAATCACATTGTCGAATATGTTGCCAATTCTTTTCATTGCATCAAGTTTGCTTGTATATTAGGATTCTTCGGGTTTCCCCTACCAAAACCGTTTTACTTATTTTATTTTTTGCCGTTGGATTGTTCCAACTCATTCAATCCCGGTCGGATTGTTTTTGTGGCAAGGTTTCCGATATGCAACTATATTTTTACAAGCATAGCTGAGAACCGATATTCGCATTCGCATTCGTAGCCGTATTATTCGTATTCGCATACACGAACCCTGCATTCGCACCATTATTCGCATTACCGCTGAACAAAACGCCACGACATCGGACAACCTTTGTTTTTTCTTCAAGACTTCATTTCACGCGCCCCCGATTTATTCGATTTTTGGATAAAAGCAAAGCCGAGAACCGACATTCGCATGCGCATACGTAGCCGTACTATTCGTAGTCGCACACACGAACCCCGCATACGCACCATAATGCGCAGAACCGCCGAACAAAACGCCACGTTCAGAAGTCCCGGTTGCGGGAATACTTGTATAAAAGTAGTCGCAAAAATAGGTTGTACTTCCTGCACCTATTGCAAGGGGCATAATCTCGCCATCCTCACCAAGAATCAGTTGTTTAACATACCCCTCTTTTCGCGGCAAGTTTCCACGCAAATTGTAATTAGCCGTGCCGGAACTTGTAAACGCATCTGGGTTGTCGCAAACATAAAATTCAGACAAACCGCCATCGGCTTCCGACTGAATCAAACACTTGCAACCGTCCGTCCACTTCCAAATATGTCCAAACGGATTTTCGACACCTCGATAAGACGGGACATTTACTTTTACCACAACACCGGGGTCGTATTCATCCGGCATTGTATATTCTACAACCCCGGTGTGGTTTCCAAGGCTGTTTGTAGTTCCACAAGGGATAACGGGATAATAACCGCTAAAGTTAGACCATTTTGTTCCGTTAAGATTGGTAACACCATTGCTTAATCCGCCTTGGTGCAACCCATCTTCTGTTAATTCGGCATTGAATCCGTCTTGTGAATCAAAGTTGCAGTATTCCACGGCAAATAACCACCACAACTTCTTGTGTGTTTGATACAAGTTGCAATTCCATTCGGTAGAGCCGCGCTTGCGGGCATAAGCACGAAAGTTTGTCAAACTTATATTGGTTGCAGGCTTGCCAAGTTGCGTTTTGCTCAACTCATCCCAAGCGGCTTGATTGCCACCACCGCGATAATCTGCATCCATATTCACAACGGCGCAAAGGGTATTGGTTGAACGCTGCACGGTCGCTTCAACTGCCGAAACATAGTCTTTGCGCCACAACTTGAATCCGGGCAAAGGCTGTGTCGATTGCAAGTGTCGGCATTTATTGCCGTCCATTTCAAAACGTACATACATATCCGGCAATTCAACCATATATTGACCGTGCGCCCCTGTTAAGTCTGCCGCCGCGCCATTATCACGTTTGGTTGAATCATTTGGGTGCAAATAATAGTTCACCGTGCCATCGTCTTTCAGTGTGCAACGGCGCATCATACTTTGAAGCGGCAAAGATTGATGAAGTTCCATCTTTCCTATCCTTGTCGGCTTCTTGTTGGAAACGGTTATATCCCATTCAATGCCGTAATAATAATCATAAGGAAATTGCGGTTTTGTTCCGCCAACCCCAATTAAAAGTCCCATACTAATAGCCCCATTTTAAGTTAATACCTGACAATGAAGTTTGTTTCACTGTCTTAATTATTTCGGGATTCCAGCCGCATTCAAATTGCGTTTCAATGAAATCACCATCACCCATTCCGGCAAGCTGCACCGATAATGTTACGGGTTGCGTGCGTCATTTTTGAGGTTGAACGCTTGACCATCCGACAAGGTGAAATCACCGTTGTTCAAGTCGGCAATCGTTCCCATTTTTCCGATTTGAGGGGAAACAAACTCCCCCGACCTTGTTTTGTCCATTCTTTGAAAATTTAATTCATTGCAAAATTACTTCTTTGTGTTACTATAAAACACAATGTTGCATAAGTAAAGCATAACTTACACCAACAAGGCTTCAAGCCTGTTGATTTCATCCCGGATTGCTTGCCTTTCCTTGTGCAATTCTTCAATGTCATAAGGCAATATTTCATCCACCAACGAACATTCATAACATTTCGTAACCTTGTAGTCGGATTCCGAAAGTAGTTGCTTCAAGTCGGTGATTTGCCCATTTATGGCTTCGGGGTCTTTCTTGATAGTCCAAGATTGTACTACCTTGCCATTTTCTTCCACACACGAATCAACCGCAATAAACCCGGAATCACATTGCGGTTGTTCGCTTGGCACAAAGTCAAGAAACCCGGATTCCCTTAACTCTGTCATTCTTGAACCATCCGTGGACGAACAATATACTATGTCCACAAATCCATCATCTTTTATTTTCGCTAATTCAATCATATTATCACGTTCTATATTGTACAATAGAATAATCTTGTCCGTATGCTCTTAATACAACGCTATCACCTTGCGCCATATCTATCCAACCATTTCCACCGTTGGGGCGGTTTGCATTGTTATCTACCAAATTTCCACCCTCAACGCCTGACAATCTAATTCGGTTTTTATTGCCAAGCCATGATATTTGAACGTGCAATGTGAATGTTCTTTGTCCACCTAAATAATCCCACACATCGGATAATTTCGGCAAACGCACATTTAGATATGAAGAACTAATTGATGTAAACACATAAGAATGTGTGTTATATACAAATGATTCTATTATATCCGTTGCAGCTTTCCCGATATATCCCTTTTCAAAGACTGCCATTTTTCCATTCACAAGCGCATTGCCGAATACCGCAAGGGCTTTGGGGCGATACCAATGTTCCATGCTTGGATTGTTCATCGTTTGGTGTAATTCAAGGGTTGTACCCATGTCGCCTTGTAACTCCATAAGTCCGTTAAAGGGATAACCCAACGAACTCAAACATCCCAACAAAACGCGCTGTCGCCCATTGTAGAACCGAATAAAATCCTTGAACAACGCCAACCCTTGCGTTGTGTCTTGCTCGGATGAAGAACCATAGCCAATTTGCCCTTGTTGTATTTTGAATCCGCCAATGTAGCCGGATATGGCATTTATAACACCCTCAACGGTTGCTTTGGTCATAACAACCGAACCGTCTTGCATAACGCGATAAGGCGCGGTCGCTCGATTCTCAAAAGATGCACCAGCCCAAAAACGAATTGAACTTGCTGCCGTTCCTTGCCCGGTTATACCCGCAAGGATGCTTTTGTTGTCGCCCGCCACTTGAATTGTGCCGGACGTAACAATGCCACCATCAATGATTGTCTTTGTATTGTCATAATTGACGGCAACAACCCAATCATTTGCAACGTAAGTCCCTGTTGTTCTTTTCGTGATACAACGGCGCAAATCTTTACCATCAACCCATAAGTCGCCAATGTCATAAGGTGGATAAGGGGTTGCAACAAACACACGGCGTTTGCCATCGGCTGTGTCTTGTGCCTTGCTTGCAGCATTGTAAGCATCAATCGCCTTTTGGTCTTGTATTTGCTGCCATGTGTAAGAACTTGAATATCTCCACAAGGTGTTTTTATCCGTTCTAAACCACATATCACCAACGTGTTTTTTCTTCAATGCCGTTGTGTTCCAAGATGCTGCCGGGTCGGTTGTCTGAAACCATGTTTCAACCTTGCCATCAATTTGGTTTGTCAAGTCATTTATCGCATTGGTGTATGTATTGTTTATAAAGTTATTCAATGCCGTGTTATCAGTGTACTTTGAAGCCTTTTCCCAATCCCCGGACGAATACGCCCCGGACGCGCGGGCGGTCTTGCAACGCATAATATCACCGCTGCCACCTTGTACCCACAAGTCGCCAATTTCATAGGGGGTGTAAGGGGTGGTCGTAAAAATTCGCCGTTTTGTTCCGGCAAGTTTCAACGCATCATTAGCAATTGCAAGGGCTTGTGCAACTTCTGAATCTTGTAATTCTTGCCATCCGTAAAGGTCTTTTCCTGCTTGATTCCACTTCACATAACGAAACACCTTGCCGGATATAGTGTTATAAAACAAGTCGCCCAAATGGGCTTCTTTCAAATCTGTTGTATTCCAATCAACGGCGGGTTTATTGCTGTTACTTGGGTCATACTCCTGAAAAAATTGTTCTATCTGCCCATCCAATTGCGATTGGATTTCCGAAAGAATACCGGGCAATGTGTTATTTATGAAATCTTTGCTTTCAAGTGATTCACGCCCCAATTCTTCAAGGGTCTTTTCTTGCCCATTTGATGTAAACACAATGCGACCACCAATTTCGGAATTATCCAAGTCGAAATAAGTTGTCCCATCTGCCGATTCAATGCGCCCGGTTTTGATGAACCGACCATTGACCATTGTAAAACCATAGGTCAAGGCGATTGAACGGGCTTTCAATTCGGCATCCACCGAATTAAGAACACCAATCCAAAAGTAATAGTGATTCACATCGGAATCCACTTTGTGCTGTTCCTTTGTCAATATGATTGTACCCGATTCATCCGCCTTTGAACACTTGGCGTATATGTAAAACGCATCTTTATCATTTGACAATGACATTTGACCATCCGCAAGTACCCAAGAAACGGCGTGTTCCTCATTGATAGTGTAATGCGTCAATACACCGCCTTGCCACTTCAACACATTCTTGTTGCCGTTGTAATTCGGTTGAAATACTGTATTTGTCAAACCGAATTGCATTGATTTTGCCCCAACGGACAATGCAAGGGTGTCAATAGAATTGGGCTTGATTTTATCAGTGTAATAATCGCCTTCCGGGTCAAATACCATGTCTAACACCTCACGACTTGACCGCCAATTTGCCCGCGCCCTTATTGGGTCTTTAAGATTGTTGATAGTCAATACCTTATCAATATCTATCAAATCAGATATGACACGGTTAATGATTTGCGTGTTAGTAGTAATATCCGAAATAGTCAAGGTGTAATCGTAAGGGTCAAGGATATTGCGTGTGAATGATTTTACCCGCACGGATTTATCCACATCAATGTCTTGGTCTATAACGTGCAAGTAATCGCCGGGGGCAAATACATTCACAATGGCATTGTCTGTTGCATCCACAAGCCTTTCCAACCATGCTTTTGTAACGGTCAAGCCATATTGCACTTTGGGTTGCTGTTTTGGTCATAATATATATTCCCTTGTTCTGCCAACTCTTTTTCGGCTGCTTGCTCGATTTCTTCCGAATAAGCAATGTCCGTTACCTTGTATTCATCACCAACCGCGAATTGAAAAGCCAAAGATGTTTCCGACGGAAGCACATCGCCCCGGTCATCCGTTATTTTGTTGATGGTGAATGTATGTGTCGCATGGTCGTAACTCTTTACCGTGAAATCATATCCGGCAAGATTGCCCGTGTTGAAATGTATTTTTGCATCAACCCCGGTAATCAGATACTTTGTTGTCTTGCCATCGGCTTCTTTTGCGCTTAGGTCAAAAGGAAAAGTGTTGTCTTTGAATTGAAGCACATTCCCGGCAACAATCGCCCCGACTATACCCGTGAAAGTTGGCTTAATATCAAAGTCCTTTCGCCCCTCAAACACTCCGTATTTTGCCACGGCTTCGGGTTTTTCAATATATGATTCCGCCTTTGTCTTTCCCGGCAAGCAAAGGCGGTTGGCACGGTATTTCATCGTGATATTCTCCGTGCTGCCATATACTTTCAAGCGGGTAACGATATTCGCGGATGAAACATTGTCGCGGTTCAAGGCATACAAGCCATTTCCCTTTCCATATTGGAATGTATAAGGCAAGGTTTGACCGACCTTTTCTTTAAGGTTGATTGTATGCACGCCGTTTGTCGTTTCAATTTCAAATTCTACCTTGAAATTGCTTTCTCCGCAAAGGTTTTGAAGTACGGACAAACAATTGTCCGATTCTCCAAAAGTTAGGGTCTTGTCGCCGATTGTTTCGGGACAAGTCCCCAACGCCCACTTGTCGGGGAACACGCGGTTTGCATTAGCAATCAACACGTTCATAAAACGCCTTAAATCGCCTGTCAAAGAATCCCCTTGTACATCTTGCAATTGGTTGTTGGTTGTGTCAATGGTCAAATCGTATGTTACCCGCAACAAGTCATATTGTATGCCCTCAAATTCCAAATCATAGGAAAACTCGTGCATCCCTGTTCGCTTGACTTTGGGTAAACGGTTTAACTTGTAATCACGCCCGAACACGGTTATTGCATCCCCAATGCCATATTGTTGTGGAAAAGGTGATTCAACGGTTATATTCAATGTATCTTCGGCATTCAATGCCCATGTTTGTTTGCCGGACGTTATGCGGGTTGCCGTGCGCCTGTTCTGAATAGGCACACGGTCGCCATTGGGTCTTGTAATAATCAAATTCGCTCCCATACAATGATTGCGTTTGTTTCAAATTGGGTTATTTCTTCAATGCACCCGGTAATTACCGGGAAATAATCGCCGTTTTGCGAATAATTGTGTGTAATGGTCTTTGTTGTGCCGGACACATCAAAATCAACTTGACCATCACCCCAATAGATATTCACAAGTTTACTTGTGGAAATGGTAATTTCGCAAGTCTTTGTGGCATCGGAAATACGAATGTGTTTCAACACACGCTTCACGGGTTCGGGTTCAACTAATTTCAACTTGAATGTGCCAACCATCAATTCATCCGACCATTCCTTTTGAATCTCAATTGCTTCTTTACAATATACCTCGTAAATCAACGGTTTAATCGGGTGTACATCAATGACAAGGCGGTTTGTTCCCTTTTTGTCAAATTGGGCTTCAAATTCTGAAATGCGCTTGATAAAATCCATCTTTGATTCAGCTTTGACAAAGCAAGACAAAGTGATTGCACGCGGTTCATAAAACTTGTGCATCAAGTCCACACTTTCACCGTGGTAATTGTCCCAAGAAAGGGTCGCCGGGGCTTTCAATTTGGGGCGATTCAATATACCCTCCGAGCCTGACACATATACGCCAAAGGTTTTGAAGTCCACACCATCCAACAAATAGGCTTGTTGCTTTGCATTTGACAATTCATTTATCAAATCCGCTTGTGTCAATGCGACATTGTAAATCTTTACATCATCAAGCAAGCCAAATCCATAATCTCCGGCGTAATAATCTTGATTTAGCGAAATGCCTTTGAGTGTGCCGGAATTGTTGATTGTCTTGATTAAAGACGAATTGACATAAAATTGATAGATACCGCCACGCCTTGCAATAGCAAGTGAAAACCAAGAACCGGGCTTTGCTTCAATTGGGACTTCAACATAATTGTCCAAGCCCGCAAAGTTCAAATTCCAAATCATCTTTTGAGGTGAACCGCATTCAGCTTGCCCGCCTTGCACCCATGCAAGAATGGTAAATTCAACATTCATATTTGGCAATACACTCTTTGAAACATCGCAAGTGTCATTGCCTGAAAATGAAATGGCATTGCCATTCTTGCCTTGAACAAAATGCGCACCCGCTACCACGCCATCAGCACGGTTTTGGCTGTAATCATAAGCGATTGTTGCCCCATCGCTTTCATCGAATGGCATTTGAAGAATTATATTATTTGCATTCATATCAATATGTTTTTTGTTCTTTTCCCGGATTTTTATTGTTGCTTCTTTATCGGCATAAGTCTTGACCGTTCCGCCATATCTGTTCACACACACCTTTGCCCGGTCGTGAGCATGAACAAATATTGTGGTGTTATCAAAGACATCAACCATGACAAATGCGTTGTCCTTTGCAGAAATGATAATTTCGGAATCGTGCTTCACGAAAATTTCGCAAACATTGAAGCCGTCCACCATAACATTGCCGGAACACGCCCCCAAACACACGCATTTGGGTGTATTTTCAACTTTTATGGCATCATCAAGGAAAACCCCGTGTTTCTCCATTACCCCCTTGAAGTGGCTTCTTATGAAGTCGTTTCCGGGATAATCATTGGAAAGGCAAAAATCAATGCCCCGCAAGTACATTTCACACATTGCGTCTTTGTCTTTCAGCGACATCAATTCATCGTGCCACTCTTTGCAAATGCCCTGCTTTCGGGCGCGTGCTGCAAGTTCTTTTGATAGTTTCATTATATTTCGTTTTATAGTAACACACATCAAGACAAACCTTGTGAACGTAACGAATTGCCGGAACTTTCCAACAATGAAATAATACGGTCAATCTTCACCAAATAGCGGTTGTATTGGGTGTTTGCCGCAATCATGTTCAATGTTTGCAAGGATTGTCGTAATATTGTATTGGCTTCAAGTTGGTTTATTCGCACCGCGTTTATTTGCCCGGCGACAATACTTGCCGTTTCTTCTGTTACGCCTTTGACCGCACCCGTTAAAGATTCATCCGTTTCTTCTATCCCCAAATCTTTGAATATATCTTTGTATATCTCCAACGCTTGGGAAAAGTTACCCGCTGCGGATTGAACCTTTTGTTTGAATGCTTCAATTTCGGCATCTGTAAGACCGTCAAAAACGAAAGTATCTCCATTCCACCAACCCATTGATTGCTCCAATTGGTCAAGCGCACCTTGCAATTGTTGTTCAAGAAATTTTTTCTTTAATTGGTTCACAACTGCATTTTGCAAGACTTCATTTACTGTCGTTTCAAAAGCCTTTGACGCATCTTCACCCTTTTTGAATGCTTCAACAAGTGAATCGCCAAGTGTTCCGGCAAAGTCTTTGGCATCGGTCTGTAATATGTCTTTTGCGATTGCATCGTACATATCTTCGATTTGCCGCCCAAGTTCCGCATATTGGTCTTTGTATTCTCGTACTTTATCGCCGTCGGTTTTCTTCTTGCTTTCTTCGGCTTCCCACATTCCTTGCAAATGCTGCCGTTGCTGCTCCATATTGTGTATGGCTTGCATTTGCCCATCGTACACATCTGTTCCCAAAGCCTTGTCAATCTGCCATTCAAGTTGCTTGTAAGTTGCTTCAAGTTCCTTGATAGCCGATTGATGCTTTTTGATTTGCTTTTCCGCTTTGCGGTCGCGGGAATTAAACAAATCAAATGCGGACGAAAGAAAGCCAATCGACCCTTGTATAATAGACAATGGATTGCCCGTTGCTATACCTTGTGAAATCTGACTTGCCCCATCAAGGATTCCACCAATATCACCAAGTATCGCTTGCGTGTTTTCATCCATCGCAATACCCATCTTATCCATGCCGGAAACCACTGCGTCAAGCGACCCTTTTACAAGGTCTATTGCCCCGGTCGCGCTTTCAAACATATTGGATAAAGCCTTTTTCTTGCTCTCGCTGTCCACCGCCTTTGAATAATCCTTGATTGATGAAATTAGAGCCTTGAACGGGTTACGCTCTTGAATTTCATCTTTCATTTCCTCGATTTTCTTTTTCAGCGTTTCAAGGTCTTTGGGGTCAAAGTCAATCCCAAGATAAGCACCATTAAGACCGTTGATTTTAGCAATCAATGCTTCAAGTTTCTTGGTGGTGATTTCATCAAGGTTGCCAAACATTAGTTCCCAATCCGGCGACATCTTCAATTCATCCAGCGCGAACTTTGAAAGGGCTTCCGCTTGTGCCTTATCAAGCGCATCAACCATGTCTTGATTGCCCATTTCTTGGGCGGTTTTGCGCTTTTCCGCATACTCATCAATGATTGCTTGCTTGCGCTGCTCAAACGTGCCGTAATCCGCCAACATTGCATCATAATCGGCGTTTCCCGACCCCTTGGTGTCGGTTTCATACTTCTTAGTGCGGTTCTTTATCGCCGCATCTATTTCGGCGCGTTCTGAATCCGTTGTTGCTTGCGACCGTTTTTGTTGAAGCAAGGCAAGGTCGGCATTATATTGTTCGTCAATACGCCGTCTTTGTTCCATATAAGACGCATATTCATCAAGCAATGCTTGCGTTTCTTCTTTCAATTGGGCTTGTGCGTTCTTTTCCGCATCATCCAATGCGTCTTGTTTGGCATTGTCCAAGTCTGTGCCATCCCCGGACAACTCCTTGCGCTTTCTTTCTATAATATTGAGCATATCAAGAACCGATTTGGCGTTGGTCAATTGTTCAGACAACTCATTGTTGAATGATTCCAAAACGGTTTTCTTTGTTTCTTCCGCAATGGCATCATTAAGTTGGCGTAACTGTTGATTTTGCGCCTTGCTTCGGTTGGCTACATCCACTTGTAAGATTGCATCCCTTTGATTTTTCAGATAATCAATGAATGTTGCGCCCTCTTTGAGCAATCCGGCAAACTCTTTGTTGGCGGCTTTCATCAACACATCATCGCCCGAATTTATCCACTTCATAAATCGGGTGTATTCAGACTTGTATTTTGCCAATCTATCCAAGAAAGGGTCTTTTGAGGTTGCACCACCGTTGCCACCCCCGGTTGTTTTCTTTGCCCCGGTGATTTTGTCGGCTTGTTTTTGCAAGTCCTCAATATCTTTCATTGCCTTTTTGTAATCCGCATTATTGGTAAGGGTGTTTAGGGCTTCTTGTTTCACCCGGATTGCTTCTTGAATTGCCCCCAATGTACCATCTGCATAAGTTTTGGTTGCATTCATTCCGGCTTCTTTAAGTATATTCATCCCCGCCGCTTCAGCGGTTGCCGCCTTTTTATACCCATTTTCAATCTCCTTTCGCAATGCCTCATTTGCGACTTTTAATTTTTCCTTTTCCTCATTGCGTGCCTGTACATAATAACCCGTCCCCCAACTTGAAGTTTGCACCCATACACTCTTGGTGTCGGACATATTATTATATTTTTGTTCTTGCTCCATTAAGGTTTTCACCTTTGCTTGTGCTTGTTGGGTATAAATCATGGCTTCCGCCTTTTTTATTTGAGCATTCACGAATCTTTGAACTTGTGCCGGGTCGCTCAAAAGATTTTCGGCATCCACCACGTCATTCACAGACACCCCCAATTCATCGAAAGCCTTTTTATTGGCTTCGACAAACTTTTTCTTTGCTTCCAAATCACTTCCAAGTTGATTCCACTTTACAGACAATTCGGTAATTGCCGCAACGGGCTTATATACATTTTCTGCAACGGACTTATACCATTCTTCTTGTGCCTTTTTAGCTTCATTAGCCTTACCAACAAAGTGCGCTACAAGACCTATCAATGCGGAAATGCCCGCAAGAATCCAACCGAATACCGGGATTGACTTTATCGCCGCCCCGACCATTCGGAATGCTCCTGCCAAACCTATGTTTGCCGCCGTCCCAGCTACCGCCGCGCCTGTTTGGGCTGTTTGGGCAATTGTATTCGCCCCGGTTACAACGGTATCGGTAGCCATCGCTGCGGTTGATGCACGTTGTGCCGCCGCTGCTGCGGTTTCTGCCGTTGTTCCGGCTGTGGTTGCTGCCGTGTGGGTAACTTGTGCGGCAGTATCGGCAACCGTTGCGGCTGTATCAGCTTCTTGTACACCACGCCCAACAACAAGCAAATTATTCCACCATTGCTTCAAACCATTCAATGTTACCAATTGAAAAGCCGAATCTTTATTTAATGCTTGTTGAACTTGTTGCAATCCCATTGTAATTGACATAAGGGATTGCACCTTTAGCATTATGCGTTGCAAGTTTTCCGATTCCCCTGCAAACAAAGATACTGCACCTTGTGCGGCTGTAAAACCACCGACCAAACCATTCAAGCCTGTAATCGCGCCCGCCCACTTTGCTTCATCATTGGCAAGCACTGAACCTTGCGCTTGAATGTCACCTTGAATATCCATCAATCGCCCTAATTCATCAACCATTGCCTTATAAGCATCACTTTGTTCATCAATGCCGTTGGCAATGGCATCCGCCATTTCTTCTTTCAAATTGCGGATTTGTGTGCGTAATGCAACATGGGCATTTGCAGCTTTTTCAACACTTGTCCGTTCTGCTTCAATCTTACTTGCAGTTTCTTCAAGTGCATTGGATTGACTTCGCAATTCCGACAACAAGGATTTACGCACGCGGATTTCACCTTGAAGTGCGGTTTGTTGCTGCTTTAGGGCATTATATTCATCATCACGCCCGGACATAAATGCCTTGCTCATTTCAGCCCCTAAACGGTCGTATTCCGTTTCAAGACTTGCAAGGGCTTGTTCGTGTACTTCACACGCTGCACCGATTTGCCCCAAGGTTGTTCGTACTTGGTCAAATGACATTGCCGCCCCTGCATTGGCTTGTTGCACACTGTTCAATTGACTTTCCAAGTCTAACAAACCTTTTCTTTCGGCTTCAAGTTCCTGCCTTGCGGCATTGGCTTGTTCAATCAATATATTTTGCGCATCCCCCGGCTCGATTGAATCTATACGGGCATTCAATTCGGATATGGTTATTTCCAAATCTTGAATGACTTTCTTTTGTATTTCAATACATTCAACCATTTCTTGTGTGGTTGAATCCATCGTGTCGCCTGCACCAACGACTGCATCGGAAAAACCTTGTACGCGCCGCAAGGTTTCTTCGATTGCCGTATTTAGTTGGTCATTATCCATTACGGATTTGAAAGATAATGCCCCGCCGTCAATTTCTGCCATTACATCATTGAATTTACAAAGTTCATAATTTGTTGGTTGTTGTCCTCTGTCAATTTGATTTCCTGCACTTCGTTATCATCGCCAAAATCATAACTCGGTGCATCAATCATCATACGTTGAACGATTGACCATGCAATGCCGTGTAACAAGTAATCATAAGTCCATCCGAAATGCTCACATATAGCACCACGCCGCCCATGTGGACTGTTTAACCCTCGTTGTTTTCCTCTATCCGATTCGGCATCGTGGTTCTTTCCGGCTGCATCAATCGAATAGAGTTCAAAAAATCCCCAAGGTTACACATAGCATTTACAAGGACACAAAGTTGATACAACCTCGACGGCTTGATTTTTCTTGCGAATAAAGCCGTCAAATCTTCAATTGCTTGTACATCTTCAACCCACCGTGTTCCACCCTTATGTGAGCGCGGAATCAAGCGATTTTCGCCTAACACCGCAATAGCAACAATCCTTGCACAACGAATTGCGTGTTCTTTTGCAAGTCCTCTTGCTTTCTTCATTCCATCCATTGATTTCATCAATGCTTCGTCAATGGCAAATTCTATCCATTCGGATGAAAGGCGGTCAAGGGTTGAAAGTGTCGTTTCCTCAATCGTGAATGTTCGTGTTACCTCTTTCGGAACACGCTTTTTTATCAACCCAAAGAATCGCTTGTGGGTTTCAAATTCTATATCCTTTATCTCGAAAGAAACACCCTTGTTTATCAGGGTATTTAATTCCTTGCGTTCCTGTTCAAGTTTGTTTAATTCTTCTTTCATACTTGTTGAAATAAATAAAGCCCCGGAAAACTATTCTCCGGGGCTTCGGGTTTTGTTGTATGCCCCGATTATACGACTTTCTTCGGGATTCCGCGCAAGGCTTTTCCGGCATCAACCGCCATTGGTGTAACGGTAAAATCAACAAGGAAAATACCTTTTGCCGACATATCGGCGTTGATAACCGCTTCAATATCGCCGTTAGGTATCTCAAAGTCCAATCCTTGTTCGGTTTTAACAAAGATTGCTTTGTTCGCCACTACTTCGTTGCCGTCATACCCCCATTTCGGTTCACTCTCTGAACCAATGTTTTCACCGCCGACATAATCCACCAAGTCTTGCACATTGGCATCCATGATGGAGAATGTAAGACGTGGAATTTTTCGGGACTTTTTGCGAACTTCCGGGGCTGCCATACCTTCTTCGTAATGTTCCGTAACATCGGCGGAATCTTGGGCAATTTTGCAAGTGTCCTTATAGGTCTTGCCGATTTTATTTAATGCGGTCGGCATTGTTCCGGCTTTGCTTGCTTCACCCACTTGGATTTCTGAAAGCCCAAGTGTAATTAAAGATGTTCTTTGTGCCATAATCTAATCAATTTGAATATTCCAATCAATGCGAATGTTCACAAAATGCTGTTTTGTGGTTGGCTCGTACATCACCGTCATATTGCCGGGAATGGGTTTAAGCCCTGTTATATTCGCACCTCTAATTATCGCCAAGGCTTCTTTTGCCAAGGCTTTTAACCGTGTCCGATTTGCCGAAACTTGCACTTTCCCTTTAATCTTCTTGCTTGTGTCGGCTGTGTATATGTTGATGTTTGATGTTCCAATTTGCGGCAATGTATCTTGGGGCAAATCAATCGTATTCACAACAACATCTTCATCGGTGGAATCTTCGGGGCGGTCATCGCCCGTGTAAACCCCGCCTTTGATTGACATTTTGCCATTCAGCAAATCAAATAAGATTGCATCAGTATCAAATGCTGTTTTCATTCGGCTGCTCGTTTAATGTTACTTATCAACTTTTCCAACATACGGGGCAATTCCCGTTCTGCAAGATGTTCCGCACTTGTTAGCACGTTTTTTCCTTTTGCTTCAACGTATGTGGCATAATTCATTCCGGCAACAACGACAAGGCACACGCCTTTTGTTTCTTTGCCGATTGCATCGGCTACCGTTTGCCCTGCATTAACCCCCTTTGCAGCGGCATCACTTTGTGCGCCGCTTGCGGCTTCAAACTTGGAATGTATGGCAATACCATCTACAAAGACTTGATAACCCGTTGATGAAAGCAATGCGCCTGTTTGCATCATGTAGCCTTTGTTTGTTCGGGCTTCAATCAGGCACATTTCGCCAAGTTGTTGCAACCTCGCAATTTGCTTTCTTTGGATTTCGTCAAGGAAAGCATCTAAACGCGCCTTGACATCATCTTTGGTGAAATTAGTTTTTATAGCCATAATCTTGAATGAAGTTGTGCCGGGTCAAAGTTTAAGCAAATTCCAGCAATGCGCACATCCGTACATTCAGGGTCGTTTGCAATATACACCTTTGTGCCTTTCTTTACGCTTGGGCAAGTCTTGGGGCATTGAATCACAGATGTTGCCTTGTGGTATTCACCTCCGGCAACCTGAAATTCTGTGCCTTTGCCGTCCGATTCTTCACGACACATTGATATAAACTTGCGCGACACCGCGCATTCCGACCAATTACCGTCCGCATCTTGGATGCTTTCGGTCGCTTCTTCAATGAATAGGTAATGCGGATATTGTTTCACCTTTGCCATATCACCAATAATTTGAACGGTTGCGGATTTTAGGACGATTGACCAACACGTTTTCAACCCCCAATTCATTGCACAATGCCGCATAATACAACTTGACGGCTTCCATGTTCCACGAAATGGAATATCCGCCCTCTGACACATTTTGCATCATCCTTTAATTACCGCCGACATTCGGTGATACACCGCCATATCGCACGTTTGGGCATCGGCGGGCGCGTCTGCATCGACCGAACCTTTCAACATGATAATTTCAATATCATCATCCGAAACATCCAATCCGTTCAATGACTTGGTAATGTATTCTTTGTTTGTCATAATCAATCCTTTCTTGCAAAAGACCATTGGGGCGGTGTTTCACGCCCCTTTGGTCAATGTTAGTTCTTATTCCAAGACGTTGCGTTGGTCTGCATCAGTACGGAACGCCCGGCAAGATTCCACGCCGGGAAAAGGTTTGCAATTCCCTCGGTTACTTCCTGAACGGGCGATTCATTGGAATACTTCTTGACAAGGGTATGTCCGTGCATAACCTTTTCGGCTACGCTGCCGGGCATTTTCTTTGCATCAATCGGCTTTTTCCAATAAGTATTGCCCAACACCTTGCTTTCTGAAAAAAGAATCACATCATCCTCAAACGGATTTGAAGTAGTCTGTGAACCATCGGCAAGTTCAATCGTAATGTCTTGGTCTATCACGATAAGCTGCAATCCACGGTACAATTCTTTCTTCTTTGCAAGATAGGCGTTCACGGTCGCAAGGTCGGGCGCATCCGTTGTCCCTGTCGCATTCTGTATGAATGAAGAACACTTTTTCCAAACTTCTTCTTGTGAAGCGAATTTTTCAAAGGTATCAACATTCATAAATGCAAACTTGTACTTTGCACCATACAGTTTCTTACCCAATTTAAGAGCGGCGGGAATGTCCTTTGTCAAGGGTTTTGCCGCTGTTCCCGTTGTATAAGAAGTGGCAACGCCAATCTTCTGTTCAGCCGGAATCAGGTAATCAACATCATATTCGGTAACAATCGCTGCATTGTTTGAATTGGTGAATTTAACCTTGCCAAGTGAGATTTGGCGCAACGCAATCCATTCGGCACGTGCGGCGACACCATCCCAACAAAACTTGGTATCTTCCGCCCAAAATTCGACAAGGGCTTTCAAGTCGGGGTTGGTACTCGACATGGCAACCATAATGTCGTAATCAGTCAATTCATCTTCATTTTTTCGCGTGAAATGGTGATTTTGGGAATATCACCTTGAATGCGTGAAATTGCCTGTCGGGTCTTTCTTGGGATTGTTGCCCCCCTTGAAACAAGGTCGGCGGCAATCTTCAAACCCGCTTGCGCTTCAAGCATTTTCCACGTCAAGAAGTTTGTTTCTTTGAGTGGGAAAAGGGTTGGATAATAGTAATCTTTGAGGTCGTAAGTGCGAATTACGGCTTCCATGTCCTTTTCATTCAACCCAACCATCAATGTTTTCTGCATATTGGTTTATTTTTATGGGTTAAACATATACGATATTTCTCAATGCCGTTAAAATGGCATTATTGACAATCGGTGCATTCGCCTTATTAACCACACCGATAACCCAAGCGTCTGTAAACAAGTTGTCGCCGCTTTCAACGTCATAGTTTGACCCCGCAATGGCAATCGGGGTATTCTTCAACGTCTTATCCGCGCCTTTTGATTCAAACGCACAAGTTCCGGCGGCGATTTCCGCGCCAAGTGTCGTGCCAACGGTAATGACATCTTTTGCCGGGTCGGTCTTGTCTATCGCCGTGATAAGCTGCCCCGCACAAGCATCAGTCGCAAAGCGGTCGCCCACCTTGAAGTGGTGTCCTTTTGCAACCTCATAGGCTTTTGCGGTTGCATTTGCAGCCGTTACTATTTGTGCGGTCTTTACAACGACAAACAAGCCATCAGACCCAACGGCAAGGGGTGTTCCCTCAAACAAAGCCGAACCGCCCAAATTGGCAACGGAAACCGTTACGCCACCGGGAATATCGGCAACGCGGTGAAGAATACACTTCACAACGCGATTGTCTTTCTTTCGTTTAATCGTTAATGACATTGTTTCAATGAATTAATGTTACACTTCTTTTCCTGCGAAATTGTTGTTCGCGGGCTTTTGGCTTTCAACATATTCGGCAACACCTTTGGAAATACCACTTTCCTCTTTTTGTGTGAAAAGGGGGCTTCCCGCACCATTGCTTAATGCCGTATTTGCCAAGTTTTGATTTGCTGTTGAAATGTCCGTGGCTTTCTCGGTCAAGTATTCGTTAAATTCATCGTCGGTGTCAAACTTCATGCGGGCAAAGTCTTTCAAAGTTTGCGCCTTGAAATTCTCATCCTTGCATTCGTTCAACTTTTCCGTTAATGCTTGAAGCCTTGACTTCGCTACATTGTCGCTTCATAGCCGGACAATTTTTCTTGAAACGGCTTAACGGCATCCGCAACGGCTGCTTTCACAATCGCCGAAATGTCGTTGGGGTCAGGTTTGTTCGGGTCGCCTTTACCGCCGGGTTCGGTTTTTGCTACCAAATCAAACTTCTTTTTCAAGTTCGTTTCAAAAGTTTTGTTGCTTTCGGACACTTCTTTGTCCACATCCGCGCGATACTCCTTGACGTATTCATTCACTTGCGCATCGGTGATTTTTTCGACAAGGGCTTTCGCTTCATCGTCTGTTGCCGCCTGTAACGCAAATGTGCGTGCCATTTGGGTCAAGACATCTTTTCGCACGCCTGAAAACTTTGCAATCAGTAATGCCAAAATTTTTTCTTTCATTCCTTAAATGTTTATGTGTTATACAAATCAAGGTCAAAGGTATTATGTTTTATAGTGATACACTTGAAAAATACGCTTGACTTATGCTTTACTTATCCACATTTTTGCATTGCAAGTGCATTTTTCTTTCAAAAATACTTGTTGTATTAAATAAAACATCTATCTTTGCAGTGTGTTACTATAAAACATACTTGGATTTTCCACAATACATTTTAATTTTCGCAACAATGATTTTAGTACGCTCAAAAGAAACAATGCTTTTCAACTCTCAACTTCGGATAATCAACTTAAAAGGGTATAAATTTAATACCCCGAAAGGCATTTGTGAATTTAATAGTGGCTTCGGACTTGCTATTATGGGAAAGGGATTTATTAAATTCAAGTCTGAAAAATCACCTGTTCCTTACAATCCCATTGGTGGTAAGAAAGCACTTCAATCAATTATTGACGCTGGGGGCTTCGTTCATTACAACGACATTGAATTTATAATGCCGCTTAATTAAATAATCCGGGTGGCATTATGCCACCCACAAAACTTTCGCAACATGAAAAAGAATATTGAAGAAGCTATTGCAAAATTCGATTATGAAACGCAACTTCGCATTAAAGACACGATTAAAGCCCTTGACAACGGAAAGGCAAGTTCTATTGAATTTTATTCAGATGGTTCAGGGGTGTGTTTTACGTATTGGTCGCCAACCATCAATCATGGTACACCCGGAACAATCGCACGTTCTTTCAAAATGGATGAAGCCTTGATAATCCTTGCCGGGCATCGGTTGAAATCACATGAATTACCTATTTCTTACTAATAGTGTGTTGCTATGAAACAAAGCCTATTCAATAAAGAAAAAGAAGCCATTAAATTTATAAGAAAGGCGGAATCATTGGCTTTGCGAATGTCAGATAAGGGATTCCACGTTGCATTTTCGGGTGGCAAAGATTCACAAGTATTACTTGCCTTAATGGAATTATCCGGGTGTAGATTTCATGCCGAAATGCAAGTTACATCGGTAGATTCCCCAAATCTTATGCGGTTTGTTCGGGCAAATTATCCCTGTGTAAACTTGAATTTGCCCAAAAAGAATATGCGGCAATTGATTCTTCAAAAGAAACTATTACCAACAAGACAAGCAAGATATTGTTGTGCCATTCTTAAAGAACAAGCCGGGGCGGGAACTTGTACTTGCGTTGGTGTTCGTGCTGCCGAAAGTTCAAAACGTGCAAGCCGAAAACAAATTGAGGTGATTGGACAAAAGGGACGTGGCTTTGAAATTGTCAATGATTCATTAGTACATGAACAATCAGATGGACAATTATTTGACTTGCAAAATGACATACAAGTATATTGCATCAAGGGCAAGGATAAAGTCGTAATATCACCGATATTCAAGTGGTCTGACAATGATATTTGGGAATTTATACGCGAAAACAATATGCCATATTGTGATTTGTACGATTTAGGCTTTTCACGCATTGGTTGTTTATTTTGCCCTCTTGCTTCCGTAAAACAGAAACGAAAAGAATTTGAAATGTTCCCCTTGCTTGCTGAACGTGTATATATAAGGGCTATTCGTGAACTTATGAAAATGGGACATTATGATAATTTCGATTTCCCGGAACAATGCTTTCAATGGTGGATTAGTAATGAAAATGCCCAACAATGGCTTACAAGACAATGTGCAAAATCACCAACTTTATTTGATTTACACGAATTATAACAATTATATTTACAATGAAAAAAGGTATTGAAACACTTGCAACCCAATATGGGTTGTCCGTTGAGTTCCTGACCGAATTAGAAACAAAGGTTATGGACAAAGAAAATTTCACCCGCGCTGTCAAGATGTTTGCAGACGGTTTGTTGCCTTATGATATGGCAACCGGGAAAGACCCTATCAATGTTGCCGAATATCGCAAGACGGTTGCCCGGAACTTGTGGAATCTCCGGCATAATCAGCAAGAAAAGGTCAAAGTGGCAATGGAACAACAACGCAAGATTGTTGAGTATTACAATGCTTGCACATCCTTAACACACTACCACAAGCCAAACAAAGCCATTAGGGATGTTGTCTTCATCAAAGATGGACACTTGGTTGCCTTTGGGCATTTTGAACCAAAACAAGGCGGCATTTATGCTGCCAACAATGAAGTAATGCCCAACTTCCATTGGCAACCACATGAACACTTGGCAAGGCTTCGCAAGTTGAAAAAAGCCTTTTATCGGCAAGTGAAAAAAGCGGCAATAAATTCACCGCGTGAATGGTTTGATTTTAATTTGAAGCCTTATGAAAAATGATAAACGTATAAAATGGCAAACAATATCCTACAATGGCGATGCTACGGAATCACAAAATGGAATTGTTGTTGTACCGATAACCGTTCAGGACTTTGTAAATGAAATCGTACTTCCTGACGAAAGGGAATGGGGGTATATCTGTTTGGAAAATATGCTTTCCCCAAAATTGGTTGAATTTGGATATGGAAAAATAAAATCAATTGACATACAACGATACAACGAGGTGAAAGACCGACAAATTGAAAGAATATATCTCAATTGCGGTTGGTCTTATGCAAGTTTTACACTTTATTTGAAGTAATATGGAACAAAGTTTTGAAAACATCAAAGTCGGTGATTATGTTATTTTCTGCACCAAGGGATGGTATGGTTCGGAATGCATTTGCGAAGTTTCAAAAGTAACACCAAAACAATTTGAAGCAAAAGGCTATCGCTTCCGCAAAACTGACGGTGCAATGATTGGTGATACTTATACCCATTGCAGATATGCAACTGAACAAGACTTCAAACGTCTTAAAATGGAAAAATATCGTAACTCACTGCGGAATAAAATTAGGAATTTCTTTCATTTGAGTGATAATGCAAATTTATTAACCATCGAAGAAATGGAAACAATTGCAAATATTATCTCCAACAAACAAAAGCAATAAACTATGGACATAGAAGAATTGAAAAAAGAAAAACAAATCCTTGAAAGTAAGATAAATAATTTGATTTGTTCTTTTGCCGATAAATACAAAGTGGACATTGAATGTGTTGATATAAACATAATTCATTTATGCTGTCAAGGCATGGGACGCCACGAAACCGGGTGCATTGGCGTTGATACCAAAGTAAGAATTGAAATTTAGCATGAACGGAAATACAATATACCACGTTTGCTTATATGGCACATTGCACCGATATTTCGGTTCAATATCCGCTATCTTTGACCGTTTCACCCCGCAAGATTTAGGGGTGTCTAAATCTCGCTTGTGGGCATACGGTATTAGTGAAGAAAGACCATATCAGAATAAGAAATGCACTATCTACAAGGGTGTAATTCATCGAAAGAAAACAAATCGGAATCCACCTAAAATATATGTAGAATAAGTAAGGGGGCATAACGCCCCCTTTTTCTTATACCACATACAAAACCCCATCAGGAATTGCACCAATCAATTTTGCCCCTTGTGGTGCGACATCACTATTGCCGGGGTAAATTGCGACAAGTCTTTTATCTTCTTGCACAACATCTTCAAGCGTTGAATAAACTTTGTCCATATCGTACATCAAGCATACGCCATTAGTTCGACCATTTCAACAAATTCTTTATCTGTATGCAATTCGGTTACATACAAATATAAATCTTCACCTTTTAGTTTTTTATATCCATTTTCATAATTATAAATTAGTTTACTAAATTACTCTATTTAATCGGCTTCAAATCCTTAATATAAGCAATCATTTCATTGTATATTTCGGGCAAATACTTTTGGAACACTCTATTCCCCAAGAATGCGTTTTCAAATGCGTGTGCTAAATATTCGGTTTCTTTCATTCTTGTTTTTCTGAAATATGCCGTTGAATGTCCATAACCATACTTGACAACAAGTGATTTAATAGTGTCGCGTGTACTTCCTATTTGTTCTAAAAAGTCTGCTTTCTTGATACCTCGTTTTATGAATGTATCTTCATTCATTCGTGAAAGTTTATCAATCAATGCCACTAATTTCTTATCTATATATTCAACCCTTGTCATTGTTTCGGTTACACGTTCATAATGCCAACCGACTTTATCATTCCACTTTCGTTCATATAACGTATATTCTTTTTTCTTCTTCAATTCCTTAATTTGCGCTTCACGCATAGCAATCAATTTGGGGTCTTGCCATAAATTACGCTGTGCATCAATACAATGTCCGTATTCGTGATATATTACCGCCTTACATTCCCAAGGGCTTGACAAACCGCGCTTCATTCCGGCAATATGTACCAAATTCCCAAAGTATGAAGAATAAGAATCACTATCCGAATTGAGTATTTCAAGTTTGATGGGCTTGTTAGGGTCTATCAAATCGAAGAAATCCTTTTCAAAGGTATAATCTTCACCATGCAAATATGCTGAACCCGATTCAAGTTCTTTCGGCATTTGCTTTGAAGTGGGCTTCACACCGTTGGCAAGTTTTATTGCATCCATAAATTCTTGCAATGTCTTTTTATATGATGCTTTAGCCATAACCCATTCATGCTTATCACCTGAAACGGTCGCAACAATATCCAGCATATCCGAAATATCAACCTTAACCTTTCGTGCATCTTGAATCGCCTTATTTGCATCGTGGATGAATTGCTTGTATTCCTTTTCAGCATTTATAACCCTCTCTTCCAATTCAGCCATTTTCGCCAAGATATTCTTTGAATCAGGGTTTTGCATCGCATTATCAAGAATGTAGGTGTTCAATCCCCATTCACGGCATTTTGCGCGAATCTCTGCATCGGCTTGTTCCATTTGTGTTGCCTTTTGCTTGATTGTTGCAATACGTGCTTGAATGTTGGCAATATCCTTATCAGCAACATACTTGTTAAGCATATTAAGTTGCACCGACAATCCCCACTTTGCCGCCATTGCCTTTGCTGCATTGATTTGTGGCATAAGGGCATTAAGTTGCTGTTGTATCGGGTCGATTTTAGGTATTGCCGGGATTGTGGGCAAAATGACTTTTAGCCCCTCGGACAATTTGCCATTCTTGAAGTTGTCTTTTATGAAATAGGGAGTTGAAGCCCATTTCTTTTGTGCTTCGATATGGTCTTTCACCCAATCTTTGAATTTTTGCGGGACATCCGGGACAACATTTGCCGCTTCCTTGTGTTTGTATGTAGTTCCACGCAAAGCGGCTTTAAGGTCGCCCAATTCGTTTTCATCAAAGGTTTCTTCATCCATTAGTATTGGGATTGCATAACACATACATTGAGGATGCCACCCAACAAACTTGAATGTCTTGGGGTATCGCCCAACAAGCCTTTCGCATATATCACAATCACACAAGGTTCGTGATTGCTTCGCTTTATTTCAAAGCCCACAACAAAATCAAGTGTTTGCCAACGCTGCCAATCACTTTCCCGGTAAGCCATATTGATTTCGGAACGTGTAAGACGCTGCGCATTTTTCACACTTGAACGATACACACCACGTCCGGGATGGTATGCTTTAGCGGCTTTCGACAAAACAAGGTTTCCGCGCTTATCCCGGACACGGCGAAAAAGGCGGTTGGGGTCTTTTAAGTTTTGCTTTACATCACGCGCCAACTGTTGTGCGCTTCGTCCCTCTCCAAGCCCTGCATCAAGGGCGGATTCCATTTGCTCACGATATTGCCCAACGTACTTCCACACACGCCCCGAAAGATTAAGCCCCTCAATCTTACGTTCCTGAAACGCTTTCAACGCATCCAAATTTTGGTCTTGCATCTTTTTCAATCGCGCCCGGCTCAATTTGGATGTGTCCATTATTGAAGCAATGAAGCCATCATTCTTCTTGTTGGCAAACAACCATTGTTTTCTTGCCCCTGTTTCGATTGTGGTTGTAAGGCGGCTTGCAAGTTGTTTTGTAGCATCTTGCATAACCGCCTTGACATTTGGATAATCATCGAAAGAAAATGGCTTATCGGGGTCAATACGCCCTTTTGCAGCGGCTTGGGATATTGCCTTTGTCGCCGCATCAAACAGTGCATCAACAACACGAGTGTATTGCTCCGTTGTTCTGTAATGGGCATTATCGTATGATTGTATTGAAAATCTTGTTGCCTTTTGACGCTTTGCCATATCAGTGAATCAATTTGAATTTATCACACGCATTGTCATTCAAGAAAATGCAATACTTTCCGCCCTCTTGTTTGAAAGGGCAACGGCACAAAATCAAGTGTCCATCAATCGCTTTTGAATGTTCATCGTAATGGTGCGCACATTCTTTGCATTTATGCCCCGTGCCGGGATGTTTCGGTTCTTGTTTCTTCTTTATTACTGCCATTGTTACGCATCCAATTGAGGTTCACCAATTACAAACGAATTATCCATTGCGGATTGGTCGTTTATCTTCTTCATCGTCAATTCGACATTGCGCGATAATCCGGCACGCTCAACCGATTCTTCTTGTGATATTACGGGTTTGTTGCCATTTGCCGTAAGCCAAAAATTCAAATCGTCAATATCACTTGTAATCATGTAAGGCACAATGTTAGGTTCTATCTCGATTTGTTCACACTCGCTTCCAAGACTTGTGTTCATTTGACCGATATATGCAAGAATCACATTCACACGCCTTTGCAAGTATTCATCGAAAATTTCCCGTTTGTCTTGTACTTTCAAGTGTGCATCCATGAAAAGCAACTTCAATGCAACCCCGGAAATAGCCCCAAGACCTTTCACCGCATCAAAGGAAATGTCGGGTGTCTGTGTAATGGTGTAAATCATCCGCAAAAGGGTTTCAATCTCCAATTTGACAGCTTCCGGGGCGGACTGCCAAGACACGTATTGCATTGTTGCGCCATCTTCACCCTCAATGACTGAACCACTTTCGCCTTTCTTTGACCACCCATTGATTTGCCCGGTAACAAATATTTTGGGGCTTGCATGGTAATCGTTTGTATCGGCAAAGTTTGACAACAAGGTTTCCAAGCGGTCAATAAGCGCATCCACATCCTCGGTTTCAAATTTCGGTTGGTGTCCGTAAATGATAGGGATTTTTCCTATTGCAACGGGCTTGGGATAACCTTGTACAACCTCAAAGCCATTTTGACCGTTCACCCACAACCAATGTTCGTTGTCCGTGAACGTTTCAAAGTAATCAATCGCATTGTCCTTATTGTCTTTCCGACTGAAAGCCCTTGAAAATGCCACCATATCTCCGGTTTCGTCAAAGAACGGATAAAGGGTATCACCATTCGCGGGGGAAAAGATAGCACAACGCAACTTGTGTTTTGTCGGAAAGCCATACTTTGAATGTGCGCGTTCTACCGTGTACCAATATTCCGCACACTCCTTGAAGCCGAATATTGAGCGTCCGACTTTGCGGTTCAAAGAATTGCTTTTCACATCATACAAGATTCTTTGCAAGGCTTTCAAAATCACTTCTTGCTTTTCATTACTTGGGGTCGCATTGTATTCAATGGGATTTCCAAAACAGAACGACACCGCCCGGTTTATAATTAACCTTTGGATTGCAAGGGCGATTCTTGCCACCTTTTCCGTTCTGAAATTTGTGCTTTCCCCATCTGTATCAATTACCTTTTGCGCCGATTCTCCTTGTGTATCATCGGTTACTTTTACGCGCTTGTCAGGTCGCTTAACCGGGTCGTTAATATCATGCAACTTGGGGTTAAGTGCTTTGCTTGCCGCTTCCGTGTCAGGTTGCGGGATGTAGCGGTGTGATTTTAATTCGGGGACAACATCATTGCCCTTATTTTCCCTTGCTAACTTCAAGATTTCTTCAATTGTCATATCGAATTTGTTTTATAGTGATACATATTATCGTCCAAAAAGACTTGCAACATCGGATTTGTTGCGGCGCGGTCTGCGTTCAATTGTTCCCGTCAAAGCATCCGGCGCATCATCATGGGCGTTCTTTCCTGCTTTCAGATAACCACAAATGGCATTTGCAAATTCAGGGAATAAGCGTTTCCACCCTTGCGGCATTATAGTTAGATTTTGGACGGTTGCCGAATTGCTGAAAATGCGGACATCCTTGTTGTCTGTTTGGGCAAACCATTTGAATGTCGTTTTACCGTTTCCCATCATCCGGCATTGCTTTTCTACATTGCGGGCAAAGCCACGACCACCATTGTTTGATTCAACCACACATTCGGCAACATTGTGTTTGGTCAGCATCTTTGCAAGTTCGGGTTCGGTGTACTCCATCGCCCTTGCCGTGTAAAGCACATCGACAATGTAGTTTGCCACTTCCGTTTCATCATAGATAATGGCACACAAATAGTCCGTTCCTGTGTCGGCTGTATCAACGTATGCTTTGCGTTTGCATCGCATTGTTGCTGGGCGTGTGATATACTCCGAAAAGCCACTTTCGTACATAAGCCCCTCGCTTGGTTGTGGGTCTTGTTGGTATAGAGAATCAAACACTTGGGGATTGCGCTTGCGAATTGATTGCAGCTTTTCAAGATTATGTCTTTCAGCCCAAAGGGGTTCACCCTCTTGTCGGGGGTCATAGTCGGTTGGTGCGCCCTCTTTTATAGCCTTATAAACCACAACAACCCACCCATTAGGGTTTGTTTCCTTGTCATATACGCCTTGTTGCCGCAATAATGTTCCCGCCAAATCATCCTCATGCCATCGGGTAAAGACAATCAATTGTTGGGAATCATTGTGAAGTCGGGTTTCCGCAACCGTATCGTACCAATCGGACACGGATTCACGCACTATTGGCGACCAAGCTGTTTTTGCATCCTTGTAAATATCATCCATAATCAGCACATCAACGGGTTCACCCGTCAATGCACCGCCCACACCCACCGTCTTGAATCCGCCCCGGTGTCCGACAATCTCGCATTCATCGGCATTTCGCAACCACGACCCGGCAACCGTTGTAACATTGCTTGCGTTCAAGGATGTTTGTGGAAAGATGTTGTGATATTCTTCTGAATCAATGATTCTTTGAATCTCACGGTTGAATTTTCGTGCTTTGGGGGCATTATAGGACACAATCGCAACTTTCTTATCCGGGTTGTCGCCAAGAATGAAAGCGGGTAAACGTCTTGTTGAACCCTCGGACTTGCCATGTTGTGGGGGCATAAAGACCATAAGTTTACGAATGTCACCGTTGGCAAACTTCGTCAGAACATTATAATATCGGCGGTGAAAGTCTGCCGGGCGAAATGTGGGCATTGTAGAAAGGGTAAAGCGCAACAAATCGGAACGACTTTCACGAATAAGCCGTTCTTGCATCGCTTTCAACAATTTTATTTTGTCCGCCCTTGTTGCCATTACTCCAACTTCCTTTTCAAGTCCTCAATTTCATTGTTTAATTCTTCATCGGTCTTGTTGGCAAATAAATCCTTGCCATCCTTGCCCGTTACCTCGGTCGATTGCCTATTACGCCAATGTTCGGGGTCGCCATTTGTTAATGTGAATATAATTGCCGCCGTATCTGCCTGAATATGTTTCTTGGTGGTTGTTTGTTCTTTGATTTCGGGTTTGGGATTACCCTTTTCGTCCTTTCTTTTACCGGGAACGGTAACAACCTTGGTTTCGGTCGCTTCATAGCCTTGTATCTTCTTCAATAGGCTTTTCTTTGCTTCTTGAACAAAGAATTGCATCCGTTCATCCTTTGCCTGTTCGATTGCATCGGCAAAGTCCGGGTAATCGTTCATCCATTGATGGTATGTTTTGGGTGTTATCCCTGCTTGGCGGCAAATTTCGGCAATGGTGAATGTGTCAGACCGCACAAGCCCAACAATCTTATCCACCATTTTTTACTGAACTTCGCCATTCTTCAATCTCTTTTTTAGGTTGATTTTATTACATTTATAACTTACTCTTTCAACTCACACTTAAACCCTCTATCTTGTAACTCGCTGAATAACAATGATAATTTTGTTACATCGCCACATTCAACAATCAATCGGGTGTCAATGCTCTTTTTGGCTTCTTCTTCACCTTTGTTTTCTTCTTCTGAATCAGAATCAAAGGAAACGCCCCAATCTTCCGGGGTAAGGTTAAATTTTGCGGCTTCCTGCATAATCAAGTCTTCATCCCATTGCAAGTTGGCTTTACTTGTCGCATTGTCTGCAAGTGCAAGTTCCCGTCCCTTTGCTGAATCAAGGTCAATATCCTTTCGCTTGACTGCAACAAGTGTGTCGCCTGTCGTTTCCACGACTAACACTTTGTTAAAGCCGATTTCCCCGGCTTTTTCAAAAGTCTTGTTCCCGGCAATTATTCGGTCGTTCTTGTCAATAAGGATTGACCGACCCAAGCCAAATTCACGCAAGGATTTATCCATTAGGTGGTCGCCGTACTCCGTTCCTTTGTTGAAGTTCTTATTGTCCGGCACAAGGTATTCAAGCCGTGTTTCGATAACCTTTGCCATATCATTAGAATATTAGGAAATGAAACAACCATGAAAAGGGAATCACGAAAGTTGAACCGATTGCCGTAAAAACAAAGTCCATTGCTTCGACTGCTCCGTTGCCTTTGGAATCCCACCACTCCTTGACAAGTCCGGCAAACATTCCGGCTATCAACCCAAGCCACCAACCAAGCAAAGAACCGATTGCAAGCGAAACCAGCGCACCGACAATGAAATGCTTTCGTTTGTCGGGCTGCTTGAAGTCTTGTTTAACACGATTATAGTTGTCGGCTATACATTCCGCTACCGAAACAAAAAAA